ACACCGGTTTGTGGATTGCCACGGGTAAAGCCGTTCTTGCCCACGCCAAATTTATCCGTCTGGGCAGTTGGGGTATCAATACGATGCATAAAGGGTTACTCCGGATATAAGAAAGTTACATAGGTATGCGATGGGCAAAGCTTGTTGATGACACATTCTGCTGTGGTATCTCCCCATATTCTCAGGCTGTCGGTACACCGTGAAACACAGGTCATATCTGTTATCTGCGTGGCGGTCGGCATGTTGACTTGCCACCAAAAGCGCCAGTCTTCTGAGTAAATCGTATCAATACAGGTGGAAGTACAACGGAATACATCACTTTCAAACTGGGTGATAGTGGCATCTGGATAGCCCAGCGCTGCCAGTTGTGCCAAATAGAACGCCTTATTAATCCCACCGATAATATTGATTTTTGCATCAAGCCGTTGCTGTCGCTGGGCCAGCGTCTGCACACCTGCGGGCGCGCAGGTATCTGGCAAGCCAGTTAATTGCTCATAACGGTCGATCAGTTCAGTGGTGGTGCGTGGGTCAATCTCTACCATCAAACTATCCCCGCGCTGATGCGCGCGAGAATAAGAAGGAGCAAGCCCCTGCAGTAAAGGATCTTCTCTATCCCACGCTGGCCCGCGCGGGAGAAGGTGAGCAAGCAATTGGGCGTAACCGTCAGTTAGTTCCACGTCAGTTCCCCCACAACGGGCAGCTCGGTAGCCGCTAACGTGATATCTTCCGTTGGACTCACCAGCACGTGCTTGTATTCCCCGGTGGCAATACTGATGGCTTCGCTGATGCGGGAGTGATCCAACGTCCCACCCGGTGTGCCATCACGCATAAACATGGCGCGCAGCTCTGCCACTACCGCATAACGCACTTCGGGCGTGTCGGGTGTCAGGCGAATATGAAACGGCACTATCTTTGCCACTGGCGGGAAGGTGTAGAGGCTGCTACCCGCCACTGGTGCTAGCGGTAAAAGGTGATCACGTACCGCGGTAACCACCGTATTATCCGGTATCGGATTATCAAGACTGCTGTTGGCCACCATCACGCCCACAGTACCCGTCCCCATCCAATGGCGATAAGTCCAGGCGCGAGTCACCCCTGGCACCTCTTTCGCCCAGATAATGTAATCACCATCCGCACCCCCTAGCGGGGTGTAGTACCAGCGCTCAATTATTCTGGCCCGCCACTCTTCAATCGGTTCAATGTCGGTACCCCCTTCAATGCCGTCAGCTGCGGCTGACGATGGCAAGCCATTAATGGGTTGAGTCAGTACCATGCCGATCCCGTCATCAGTATTCCCCAGCGTACCCGCAATGGAACAAATAACCGGTACCCGCAAAACACCGGCTGCAGACGTTACCGCAGCCGTGGTGGTGTATTCCTGTAAATCATCACGCTGAATAATCCTGCCGGCAGGTACTTCAATGTTGTTGGTGACCCCTTCCCAGCGCACGAAACCCGTAGCTGTTGAAGGCGCTTTGCGCGGGCAGCGCTTCATATTCCCATGCCTGGCTAACCAATCCTCATCACACTGATCCGGCAGTAGATTGCGGGCCAGATAATCGATATAGCCGTAAAGCGTATGCACCGCTGCCGCCTGCACCCGACTGTAAACCTCCGAGTCAGTACGGCGCAGAATGGCATCATTTTGGAAGTGGGAATTAAGGTCACTGCGGATTTGGGTAATAAGCTGGGGAAGTGTTGGGCGGTTAAATCCGCTGTCAGCCATTGAGCGCACTCCATAAGTCATCAAAGGTTATTAGCTGAGAATGTCCATCGTTACGGTACAACGTTATTTCAGCGGTCAGTATCTCGGTACCGCGCCGCATGACATTGATGGTTATTCGCGAAACAACGCCGTCGTCTTTTAGCCAGGCTAGCGCCTGTTCTAAATAGCCTCTGGCCAGCTCGACCGTTTTATTTGTCAGCGTCGTGCGCTGCAACAGATACAGGCGGGAGCCGATACGGTCATTTTGTATTGTGGGATAGCTGTCACCCCACCACCCCATTGGATGTTCTGCCCCATCATCCGGATCAGCGCGTCGCCAGGTGAACAGAGAAATAATCACTGCGCGAGTCAGAAAGTCGGTAGACGTGGAAACAGATTGCTGTTGACCGTTCACTATCAGGATCATGGGTTACTCCATCTTCTGGTTAGGAACGTCGGTATTAGGTTCGCCGTGTGGGTGATTATGTTTGTTGTACAGCGCACGTATCGCCGCCATAGTGCCTATTTTGTCTTTAATATCAGCCTCTGACTCAATATTACCCACCGCTTTAATCTCGCCAGCCGCTTCAACCAGTGGCGTGTTAAACACCACTTTTTCCTCGGCGTTAACAATATACTGCTTGGTGTTTACCTCTATGGTGTTACCGCGCTTGAGAATAATGCTGTCCCCTTCGTCGCTGTAAATCGCCACCTCGCCAGACTTCAGCCCTTTAATTCGGTATCGACGGTCAGCAACCACCAACACCACACCATGAGAACGGTCACCATCAGGGAACGCGGCGAAAGCCTCCGCTCCTATGTGGGCAGCACTGGTAAACCCATAGGGTTCCAAATGCTCGATATTGTCTTTCAGCTCATCAGATATCATCTGGATTTGTAGCATCTGATTTTTACTGCTGCTATTTAGATGTCGCACCACCGCGCGCACCACCATATTAGACAGGCCGCGCTGTAAACCAGTGAACATGCGATTCATTAGAAATCGTCCTCTTCGGCTTTTTTTCGGGGTTGTTTTTTCGGGTTTGGCGGTTTAGGCAGATAAGCATCAGGCGGGCCAACCCGTAACTGCGTGATTGTCCCTTGTTCGTTTTTACTGTAGGTCACTTCCGCTATCAGCATGTCGCGGTTGTTAAAACCAAGAACCGGATCAAATACCGTAACCAGTGTGTTGGGTGACCATAAATCGCCGTTACCCTGCCGCCAGCCCTGCACTGTATAGGTCACTTCATCGGTGCGCGCTGCCCGGCGTAGCATCTCAAACTGACTGCGCTCAATAACCGAACTACCAGTGGCATTCCCGGTTTGTTTAATCACCATTGGCCGGTAGCGGCTGATACCACCATCAAGGGTTTTAGCCCGGATAGCATTGGTAGTTGCTTCACCAAAATCGTCATCATTCCCAGCCCGCTGGCCCGCCACCACATATTCAGAAAAGCGGTCTTTGATACTCTGTTCGGTATCGCAAGAAATGATATTTTCACCCAACACTAACGCCGTCACTGTATGTGATGCCCCTACTGGGCCTAACACCAATGCACCGGCGGGATTATCGTAGGCCAGCACCTGCTGGATGCCCATCATCTTATCCAGCACATCCACCACAGTTTCGCCGTAATCCACCTGCAATCCCTGCATGGGGGTATTTTCTACCCCAGCATTGACCACGGAGACACCGAAAGGGGCGGCTAACTGAGTGGCTATCTGGACAAAAGAGCGCCCGGTAAACTGAGTTATCAGGGCGGCGCAGTCGATCAGGTCTTCGGTTTTGCTGCGACCAACAATACCCACCGAGACCGAGCGGGCGTCATAGCGCACTGGCGTGGCATCGATATAGCCGGTGACCACCAGATCAGTGCCGATCAACACTGTGACCGCATCGCCCTTTTTCACTCTTGGCTGCAGGTGTCCGGCCTCTTCACTACCAGGCCATTGGCGGGTAATTTCTACATTAAAGTCGCGGGCCAGGCGCTCAATACCCGCCGAGATAGAGACCGAAGTCCAGCCTACCCACTCGCGGCCATTGACCCGCAATGTGACATCGTTATTCATCGGATCGGCACCTGTAGTGTTTTCACCGGCACAAAGCCGGGATGAGTAATTTGGTTGCGACCGATAATGTCGGTTTCGCGCGCCGCCGAGTCATACCAGTCCGCCGCCAGCACCAGCGCGGGCAGCACTTCATCTGGCGTGCGCAAGGTGGTTTTCTCTATCTGCTCGAGCCGCATGCTGATATCGCGATTGACATCAGCGCGCACGGTGTTGATTGCCAGGAATAAAGCATCATCGGTGACTCGCAGCAGTTCCTGATCAATGGCGGTATTGAGTGTTTCGCGGATCTCAGTTAATGCCTCATAAGTCACTGGCGGGGTCACGGCTACAGCGTCGCTAAGCGAGGTGACCGCCGGATGAGTGACCCGCGGCAGTTGCGCCTGTGGGGTCACTGTTGCTGTCAATGGCGGGCGGGCCTGTGGTAAATCAGACACGCTCTGTGCGGCCTCGGTCAGCGCTGTGGTGCGGATAGCTTGCGCCACCACATTGCGCTGGGTGGTCTGGGTCTGAATGGTTTTGCTGTCCGTTTTCCATACCCCGTGTGGCGCCAGATCACGACCCACGGTGAAACCACTCAATCCCTTTATCTTGTTAATGATGTCGCTACTGTTACCCAGCAGACTGTTACCCGAACGCCACATACGTTGCAGCCGGTTAACGAAATTCATGCCGGAACTGGGTGGCATCAACAACACCGACAAGTCACCATCCAGTAAGCGGCCCGCGTCAGCAATCGCTGAGTTCACGCCGTCAAAGGTTTTGATGGCGGTGTTCATCATGTCGCTGGCATCACTGATCACGCCGTTCTGGATAAAGTCAGCCATGCCCTCCAGCCCGAAATCCTTGCCGAATGCATCAGTGACACAGTCGGTCATGGCATCACAGGAAGAAACCAACTTCTGGCCAGTGGCGACACCGGAGGTGGGGAAAGAGAGTTCACCGGCTTCAACAAAATTAAAACTGATGGTGCACATTCGGCCATCAGCCGCGCTGTGGCTGATTCTTACCTCACCATCGATACAGACATTTAGCTCACCGTACTGCGGGTGGATCAGTTTCCCCGGCCCGGCCTGATTAATGGCGGTGAACAGTTGATCACGTTGTGCCTGGTAATCATCACCAATCAGATAGGCTGAAAGGGTATCGCGGCGCGTCACCCGTCCCAGATCTTCGGAGTAAGGCTTATCGCGGTTGGGATATTCATGGGTTTGCGTCCGGCGCCCGAACGTGGCCTCATCATCCTGCGTTTTAAATGGCACCCCACGAAACGAGGCCGGTAATAGCTTATCTTTCCAGCTCATACACTCTCCGGGCGAAAAAAAACCCACCGAATGAAGTGGGTTATATTTTTATTGGTAATAACAATTACTCAACGACGGTACATTGAGACTTGCGCTCACCTTTATTCTTTCCCTTGCTGGCGTTCACTATTGTCTCGATATGACCTGAATTTTTCATAGAAATAGAGACTGTGCCGTTCGGGGCATTGTAGTGATACTCCCATCCGATAATATTTTTTACCGTCATATCATCAAATTCTAAAGAGTCAGGCCACATGCCGCCGTGTGCCGAAGGAGTAAGGCTAAATGTTTCAGGTTTACTCACCACGAGAATAGGCTGCGGGTCCGGATTGCTACCATTAATAATGATCGCCTCCTCGACACCGCTGCATTTCAAATTAATTGACCTAACCTCTGGCTGACCTTTCTCGTCTCTCCCATCGTTAGCAACAAACTGATTAAACTCAGTGACTATTTTAGATTGGTGATTTTTTGCCTTTGGTACAGCGGCAATAGATGCAGAAGATAAAAGGACTGATAAACATAGAACAATACAAAATGAGTTTAATTTCATTAGCTTCTCTGTTTATTTTCTATTGGAAAACTGATTGTACCCCACATCATAACCCACCCCAAAACCAGACTGATTAGTTTTAGTGCCAACAATTGCCATACCCAGAGGGGCATTATCAAATTTAACGGTTATCTCTCCATTGACGGCTTGAGGTCGGGCGGAGGCTAATGGCACTTTAGAGTTTTGACTGCCATCCATATTTAGTAGCTCTTTCATACGCGGGATAAACCCAGTGTAGCCCCTGTCCTGCTCCCCTTTTTTCAGCCTATCAACCAGAATATCCCCTTTGGATTTATTGGTAGCCTGCGACTCTTTACTCAGATCGTCCAGTTGCTTAAACAAGCTGATAATCACACCAATAGTGACCATTTGACCACCATAAGAGATGAGCGTTTTTAGTGCACCATTAAGTCCTCTAACACCTGCGCCACCAGCATTAATGCCTTTCAAAAATGAGAAAGCAAAATCGCCTGCCATATATAGCGCTAGCCCTTTCATTGCCCCTTCCCAGCCACCCACCAGATCGACGATGGGCTTAATTTGGTTCCATACCTCTTTAAATACCGGCCCCACCGTATCCCAGTTAGCCACAATCAGCGCACCGGCACCGATCAGCAGCGTAAGTAACTTACCCAGCGGTGACATTTTGGTGACGAAATTCATGACGCCGATCGCTTTCGTGACCGCTGTAACGCCAGTGGCAACAGAAATTAAATAAACACCTAATTTAAAAACTGTCTTTATTAATTCAGGATTGGCTTTAACCCATTGTCGGAATTGTTCTAAAAGCGGCTTAAGCTCTTTAGTACCCTCGGTAATATAGGGCAGGAACATATCTCCCAGCGTAATACTGGCAATTTCTAACTGGTTTTTAAGTAATTGAACTGCGTTGGCTGTGGTTGCCGCTCTGGATTCATACTCTTTTTGCATTGAACCCGCATAAACCTGAGCATCTGCAACTTTTTTAAAGTTCTCCCTCAGTAAATCCATATTGGTTAACAGAGGTGCAATAGCCCCTAGCGATTCTCTACCAAATAGTGCTTCCAGTGCAGCGGCCTGCTTAGCTTTGGGTAATTTCGCGACAGAATCCAATACCTTCAAAATAGCGGTTTTGGAATCTTTCTGCATATCCGCAGCCAGCTGTTTTGGATCTATTTTTATCGCTTTTAATACTTTCCCTTTTAATCCTTTACCTGTGCCAGAGGTAAGCGACAACATAAAGTTTTTAATGCCTGTTGAGGCTATTTCCGACTCTACCCCCATCCCGGCGATAGTCGCCCCCATTGCCGCGATTTCCCCCGACGCAAGGCCCGCCACGCTACCTAACGGGCCAATTCGAGTAACAATTTCCGATATTTTTGCCGCATTAGCCGGGCCAGTATTCCCCAAGTAGTTAACTTTATCTGACAGCGTGACCACTTCACTTTGCGTTAATTTAAATGCCGTGCGCCACTGGGCCATCATCTGACCAGACTCTTCTGCTGTCTGATCGAAAGCGATACCCATTTTCACTGCATCGGTTGCAAATGCTTTCAGATCGGCACGAGCAATACCTGCCTGCCCACCAGCGGCAACGATGGCAGCTATTCCATCAGCAGCCATCGGGAGTTCAGTGGATAGCTTTAATATATCTTCGCCCATCTCCTTAAATTGGGCTGGCGTGTCAAAGTCCACAACCTTACGCACATCAGCCATGGAGGATTCAAATTCCATCGCCTGATTAATTGGGATAATGAAAGCACCACCAATGGCAGCGCCCATCATCGCTACACTTTGCATAACGTCTTTAAATTCCCCCTTAAACTTACGCAGATCCTTCTGCATCGTTGTCAGCGCCGGGGATAATTTATTGACGCCAGTAATAATCGCTTTTAACTGAAAACTATCTGACATTATTTAGCTCCGAATTAATGCGCTCGGCCTGCGCCTCCATATCAAATATTTTGGATAGAGGGCAAGCCATGACGGTAAGGGGGTTCATGCGCCAAAAGTAGGCAATATTGTAGATTCGGCTGGTTAACTC